GCCTTCAACGGCGAACCTGTGACGCTGTGCGAGCAATACTGCGACGTCACCTTCTCCGAACCGCAAACCCCTGTCTCAATCAGTCCGCTTATCAAGGTGGAATTGTTGAAGGATTAACTAACTGAATGGTCTAATTAAAATGATTATCTTTCTCATCGCCCTCGTCCTCGGTGTCGTCGCTGGTGTTTTAATTTTCCGCAACAATCACAAAAAAATCGAAAACAAGCTCACCGAGGCAGAACAAGAAGCCCAACGCCTCCGCAAGGCAGGACGCTATTTGTTGGATGTCCTCAAGGGTAGAGATTCGGACAGGGATTCCGACAAGAAGTAAATGAAACGATGAAACATCTCTGGGCATATATCTGTTTCCTGCTATGCGGATGCGTAAGCCCAAAGATTCCATCGGGCAACCTGCCTGTCATTCCATCCAAGGCGACCGACATCATCAACGCTGTTAGCCCAGCAGTCAGCCCGAGTGCTAGTCACGGCGATCTGTCATCGGGGAATCTGCTCTACACCTACGCAGGTGTCGGTTTATTTATCCTCGGGGCATTGACCTCTGCTTTCTGGGATAAGAAAAGCGGGCTCATCTTAATTCTCTGCGGGGTGTTCGCTGGGGCTGTTCCCTTTGTCATTAACTCAACTTACTTCGCTTGGATTTCCGCTGGGACACTTCTCTCGCTCGCCGCCTGTGGCGTCTGGTGGGTTCGCTGGAAAGTGAAGCACGAGGCCGACCAAGAGGAACAAGAGGACAATAAAATTTCTTAAAATGCCAAAACTAAACAAAATTAAGAAACCCCGTGTTGTTAATAAAAACCTTGGCTCATTTGCTGGTTTTGCAACAAAGGAAGAAAACTTAATTGAAGTTGATAAATTTCTCTCACCCTCTGAAAGATTGACAACCATCGTTCACGAATCCCTGCACATAGCCGATTGGAATATGTCTGAAAAGAAAGTATATAGAATTTCTGAATTGATTGGTGAAGTGCTTTGGAAGCAGGGTTACAGAAAAATTAAATAAAATTTCCAATGAATCTCTCAATCGAACAACTTTCATCGGTAATCAGCATCCTCGGTGCGGTTGCTGCTTGGGCAGTAATCCCCTATCGGGTAAACCAGCTCGAAAGACGGCTTGATCGCCTGGAATCAAGCGAAAGAGAATTCGCTACAAGAATGGCCTCTATCGAGACGGAATTGCGTATTACTCGCCATACTGTCGAAAAGATAGCGGACAAGTTGGAAGTTAGTTAATAGCCCAAACAGGGTCACAGGGGTATCAACACCCCTGCAAACCCTAAAACCCTGCCAGACGGCAAGCTAGAGGCCTCAAATGCCCTATTCCGTAGCCCTTGTGCCTTGGTAATAGAGGGTGGCATTAACCTTCTTTGGCTCCATTATGCCATTAGCCACCATCGCCTTCAGCAAGGCATCCGCTTGATCACGATTAAGTTTATAGTCATTTATCAATTCCTCAATCAAAGCCCCCTTTGCAATCTTTGGTTTTGTCCCGAAATGCTGGTATTGTTGCCCAACCTTTAGCAATTCAAAACCACCACCCAAAGGCGCAACTTCCCAGAATACTCGGTCGTCAGAGTGTTTTAACTTAATCGTCAAGGTTGGCTTACCATCTGGTGTCCGTAATCCCGCCTCCTTGCCCCGCTTGGACAGATTAAACGAGAAGATAGGTAAATCCTTCGATTCCCTGCGGATGTTCAAAACGGCTCTCACATAATTCACTAAATCTGCCCCCCCCGTCCCCGAATACATCATATCCGAAAATGTTTGAGAATCGATAACTTCCTTGGCCTTTGGCTTGCCCTCGTGGTGAATCATAATCGCAATACATCCCGTTTCCTTTAGCATCGGCTCCAATAGGTGACGGCAGAAATTCTTAACATCCACATTGTCATTTATGTTGCCCGATATGTATGCCATCAGAGGGTCCATAACAATCACTTCAAGTTTGTGTCTTACGATAATCTTTCGGGCAAGCTCGATGATGTCCTTGCCGCTTTTGGAAGATTCATTGAAGAAATGTAAGTTTTTACGAACCATCTCCTTCTCGCTATCGTTTAATCTCATTCCCGACATTACCCCTTGAAAACTCTGTGCCATATCACCCACATCACCCTCGGCTTGCATTATACCAATTTTCAATGGACGCTTGGCTGGGATACCAAATAACTCCCTTCCGCAGCACCAAGACATAGCCATCTGCATCGCAAAGGATGATTTACCTATGCCAGATTGTGCCGTAATCAAAAGCGAGCCACCCTTCTGCAACCATCGTCCGTGGCCGATAACCGTGTTTGGATCGTTAAGGATGTCGTAATTTTCAAGTGTGTCCGTAGAAATTTCCTCTGGGAAGTCTTGTGATTCCCTCCAGGAAAGAAAATCAAACCAATCATTGGCTCCTACCTTGAACGCAACAATCTTCTGTTCCTTGTCTCCTCGCATAACCCCTCCCAATCTTGACCAGCGAGAGGGATTCTTGTTTTGCGGGTCTGGTTCGTGGTCGGATAGGTATTCGTAAACTTCATTCCTTCTTTGCTCCCATTGTTCACGATTCTCGGCATCCACCTTCACCCAAGCGTGAATGGATTTACCACCCGAATCCACCAATAGACTAATCGGTAAATTCGATTGCTGGAAAATAGCAATCTGCTCCTCTTTAGACTTCTTATCAAATTCAACCAGAATGTGGCGATAGGATGAAACCGAATTATCCGTCCCAGAAAAATCATCGGCAATAAAAGGATTGATTCGTATCCAAGCGCCTTGCTCGGTGTTACTAAACTTCTGACCGCCAGCAGCACCAGGAGAGAAAAACTTATTTATCCATTCAGCACGGGTTAGGAAGATACCCTTGGACGCAGGGAACCATTTACCCTCCTCCGTTTGTCCAGCTTCATTCGTAATGCAGATGACATCATCATCCTTAAAACAATTAAGCAAAACATCTGCTGTCGTATAAGGGGTTTGCACATTTACAATCTCCGCAATTCTTTGTGGATTAAAAACGAAACGCCCGTTTGCTCCTACACGACGATCCATTGAATTAACCAGCCAGCCCTTTGGCTTTTCGTGCGGTTTAACAAAGGCGTCATTTAGTTTATGCCTCAATTCCTTCTCCGACCAAGGTGGTGAGCATCGAGCATTATACTCGTTGAGCAATGCCCAAGCGTCGTCCCAAGGAAGGTCGAATCCATTGGCGAGAATGGAAGCGGCACGATAAGTTGCTGGATGTCCCCCTGCTCCGCTAATGGCGGGTGGAAGTTTTGCAAGATAAGCTCTTGCACCAGAAATTCGGTCTTTTGTGGTCATTGTGGCTTGATAGGTTTTTTATTTATTTAATGTTCCGTCAATATGTTTCTGGATGCGTTCGCCAATCCATCGCATGACAGGAACGGCCATAGAATTGCCACAGGCCTTGTATCTTGGTCCATCTGGACATTGCTCGGCTGGCTTGCCCTTCCAAGGGATTTGGCTCCAATTGTCTGGAAACCCTTGTAGGCGTTCACATTCTTTTGGTGTTAAGCGACGAACAGCCATTGGTGTTGCTACGCAAGGAGTTTGATCTCCAGATGTTGCTTTTAATGTTGTGGTTGCTTCTGTTGATGGATCAGCACCAGCTTTACGAATTAAATTTCCAACTTGAAATGTAATAGGTTCACCATTCACCAAAGGAATATTACCACCACCTGTTCCAAATCGGCTAACAACGGTTGGGGCAACATCGTGTGGACCTGTTACCCTTGAATCGTTGGGGTGGTTTTCATAAACTTTTGGCTCAACGACAGCGTGGGTTGTTCGTGTGTCCCCTAAATCAAAGTTGTTTAGCGTATTGGCCTTGTTATCCTCAACCCAAGTTTCGTTATCGGTTTTAGAGCAAGCCCGTTTGGATTTACGGAATGGGACGGCAACAGATTGTGAACCTGTTGTATCAATTGTATATGATGGGTCGCCTTCTTTTGCTATGCCTAATCCATTTTGGCTTTTATCAATTTCACGACCATCTTGAATTGGGATTATATATCCACCCCTCTGTCCTTTATTGCAATTTAATGTTCCAGATTTATCTATCAATCTTTCTGCGTTTGGTTGATCGCTTGATGACCACAAGATGCCCTGTCCCTCAACGCCCTCTCCAGCATCGGTGGCAGACTTTTTCCTCTTTTTGTTGCCCTCCTCAAAATCCCCTCGCAGGCCTTCTGGCTCAAATAAAATCTCGGCGGCAGCTCGCCAATTTCCAGCACCCTCGATAGCGAGGAGAAACACTCTTTTTCTCCTTTGTGGGACACCGAAGAATTGAGCGTCACAAACCCGCCAAGCGAACCCATACCCGAGTTGAGCCAACGCCCCGATGAAGGCACCGAAATCTCGTCCTTTGTTTGATGACAAAACTCCAGGCACATTTTCCCAGAGAATGTATTTTGGGCGTAGTTTGTCAGCCAATCCAAGAAATGTGAGCGCAAGGTTTCCTCTTGGGTCATCGAGGCCTTTCCGCAATCCTGCGACGCTGAAAGCTTGGCAAGGTGTTCCTCCGACCAAAAGGTCGATTGAACCTGTTTCGATTGGCCATTGTTTGTGTTTGGTGAGATCTCCATAGTTAGGTATAGTTGGATAGTGATGTTTTAATATTGCAGAAGGGAAAGGTTCAATTTCGGAGAAGCCGACAGGTGTCCAGCCCATATGGTGCCAAGCAACTGAAGCGGCCTCCATTCCCGAACAAACTGATAAATATCGAATAGGTTTATCCATAATATGAAACACTTCTTATGCCATTAACAAATTTTCGTTTCAAGATAATTCTCGTCACCTTCTTGTTGGCCAATAATTCCTTTAATCGTTCATCGGCTTGCCTACGGCTTATCTTCCATTTTTCAGCCAATTCAACGGCACAATAAAAACCCTTTGGAACATTGTCCTGCTGTTTCAATCTTATAGCGTTCAGCTTCCTTAAAACATCTTCTGGGTTCATAATGGCAAAATCCATTTCTCTTGGTGGTGGGGTTGTTCGTGTAGCCAAGGTATCAAAATGTCATCATTGTAATACCCGAAAACCATACCCTGCGACCAGGCGAATGTGCTTCTTCTATTATTGGCGTATTCCATAGCACCCCTTCTCGTTAGGGTGCCTACACTAATACCCGTTGGAGAATCGTCCCTACGACCATTCATTCGGCTTACCTTATGCGTATGGGCAAAGATAATGTTTCCATAAATCTCTGCCATATCTCGTGCCGATGTTTCGCCGTAAATCGTTCCGTGCGTAAACTTATAATTGCCCAATTTGAAACATTGCCAGATTCCCGTGTATGGAACAAACAAAGCTTTATTCTTCTTACAATGCGTCTCAATGTCCGAAATTAAACGCAAGGCATAGCCAGAATAAACTTCATCATTCGATAATGCTTCTCGCCATAACCTTACCTCGTGGTTTCCAGCCATTACAATATTGGGCTTCAGTTGAGAAAGGAATTTTAGTCCGCCAGCGATGTCTGGCTCAATCTCATCCCCCTTGCCCCTTGCCGACGACATAAATGGCGACATATCAATAAAATCCCCAAGGTGGATGGTCGTATGTGGTTTCCATCTTTCCCTGAATTCCAATACACCCGTGATGGCATTTGGATCTGCGTAAATGCCGTGGCTACACCCAACGGCCATAAAACGCTTCCATCCTTTATTGATATTCATTTTCTTAATGTTTCTGGTTTAACCTTTACTTTATTGTATTTCATTGTGTTACAAGTCACTTTGAAATGCTTGTCGATTGCTTGGGCAAATAGATATGCCTTGTATGGCGATATATCGACAAAGGTGTTTTGAGAAACAGCAATGCCAAGTTTGGCTCGTAATGAACGGATTTTTTGTGGCAGACTATGGTATTTCATTTTTGGTTAGGTTTAAGATATTGTGGTGGTCGTCCAATGCCGTTTGAAGGAAAAGATACCTTCATCCGTCTGGCCGATTCCTGGAGCGCTCGCAAGGAGTAATCGGGATATAGGTATGCCGTTTCCTTGGAAGTAAGACCCTGCTCAATTGCTTTAATCACAATGGTTCGAGCTGGTGGCTTTCCGTAGCGGTTTGTAATCATAATTTGATTGGGCTTAATTGTCCGCAATTATATTCCCAATATTGAACATTGGAGCGCTCAAGGGTTGGATAAACAGTTTTCTTCCATTTGGCCAAACAGTAATTCCAGCATTTGTCATTGTTACCTTCTCGATGGTAGGCCACGAATTCGGGGTTTTCTACCCTGCCATCCAGAATAAGGATAAGGGCATAGGAGCGTTTCGGTAACTTGGCTGCAAGTTGAACCAATTTAAGGGGTGGTTTCTTCATATAAAAAAAGTTACTCATTTTGATTTCTGGAGAAGTTTTACGAATTTGTAATGCTCGGCTTTGAAGTCATCAAATTCCTTTTTCAATTTCTCATAATCAGAATAACGAACCCAATGTCCTTCGGCGGGATTAGGGACGAAATGAATGTCATCGTCGTTAAGGTGTTCGATCCAGCAACCTTCTGGGATAATTAGACGAGCTTCGTAGCGTATGTTTTTAGGTTTTTGTGTCATTGTATTGGTGGTTTAGGTAAAGGCATCCAATGCGTAGGATCAGTCGGTTCATCAAAATTGCTACCTGTTAGCCAATCGTATTCGTCTTCTGGGTTATCCCATTGCATAACTTCAGCCCATCTAACAATTTGAATCCATTCAAATTTTTTTCGTTCACCATTAGAATACAAAATTTCACGATTATGATATGATAAAATTTGTGTCCCATCTTTCGGGGCTGTCTCAATCGGTTGCCATTGGGGTTTGTCGCTCATTTTTTCTATAAT